ATCACCAAATGCTGTCCACCCGTCCAGCTTTTTTGTCCTAATCCAATGAATCCGTGGGGTTAAGGCAAAAAAGCTGGACGGGTGGACAGCATTTGGTGATTTTGGGGTAGTTTTGGGCTGATTTTTGGGTGTTTTGGGCTGAATTTTCTGTATAAATGATGTGCAAGCACAGGAAAGAAACAGCAAACCTGTGGATAAAAGAGGGGAGAGCGGCTGGAGGTCACTGAATGGCTCACAGAATAACTGGTGCGAAAAGTAGTAAGTTATTCTGTGGGATTTTTACTTGCTAAATATTTGGGGGGTGATATAGATCGGTGGCACTAAAAGATGTTTTGCTATTTTTTTAGTTTAGCTACGCTCTTGCCGGTGTGTGTGATTCCTACCGGCAAGAGTTACTTCCTTGAACAAAGCAAATTTGTAGTATATAAATAAAGTAAGTACAATTGTCATGACAGTAAGTGATGAGTAATTTAGTGGCAGAGCTAAAAAAAGTACAGACATTCAGGATCAAGCCAGAGATTGTGCGGGCGCTTGAATTTTTCTGTTTAGAAAAGAATAGAACAAAGACAGATATAGTTGAGAAAGCACTTGATAGATATTTTAGATGCCAAGAAGAATCAATATATAAATTGCAGGAGATATTAGACGATGAAGATTAGTATTGTTTTGGTAGCACTTATGTTGGGTGGTTGTCTTGCACAAAGAAAAGATACAGAGGGCTTAGCACATCAACTAGAAGCCATTAAGGTAGAAATAGCCAGCCTGAAAGCTACGGTGTATGAGACTCAGAAAGTTGCAGCATTGACCTTGGCTGGTCATTGTAAAATGCCAACAGTAGCACCAAAGAAATAAGATCATATATAATGATCACCTAAGAATTGAATCAGGGAAGTTACAGGGATGACGGATGAACCTAAACCAAGAGCAGATATAGCGTTTAGGTTCAAGCCGGGGCAGTCAGGAAATCCTAATGGAAGACCTAAGACTCGTGAGGATCTCAAGAAGGTCAAGCTGCTAACGAGTGATGATGTTAGGAGACTCTTGCAGAAGCTACTGGATATGCCTACGAGCGAACTAAAGAAGATGGTAAATGATCCCACTACCCCAAGCATGGAACTACTGATGGCAAGAGTTATCGATCAAGGTCTAATGGGTGGTAATCCACAGATGCTTAACTTCTTACTCGATAGGACAATAGGCAGGGCACTTGAGAATAAAGAAGAAGCAAAGCTAAAACCAGTCACATACAATACAAACATCACGGTTGATGGTCGATTGGTCCAAGAGATTATGGACGAAGAAGAAGCTGAGAAGAATGACGTAGGTGAGTGATGGCTGAGTGGAGCGCACTACAGCAAGCCAAGAGTTTACTGGGAACATTGGCTGCAAGCATGAAGGATATGAAATGGTCAGCAGATCCAGAGACAGTAGCCTCACGCATGGAGATCTGCGAAGCATGTCCCAAGTTACGCAAGGGTAAGGTAGGATGGCGCGGTTGTGTTGTGTGCGGTTGCGGGTACAAGAAGTTAGTCACGGCAAAGCATAAGGATTGCCCGTTGGGTAAGTGGTGAGTTAATTCTATCCCCTCAAGATAGAAGAGACAGTAAGTAACGTACAGATACAATTAAATTTGCCCAAGCCTCACGGTAAGAAGCAGCAGCTTATTATGCAGTCGCTCGTGATGCCTGGGCTTAAGCGTATTTATGTCCCATGTGGTACGAAGTTTGGTAAGTCGATTAGTGCGAGTGCAGCATTAGCTAATGCAGCGGTAAGAAAGAAGGGCGCAACTTGGCGCTGGATAGCTCCCTTCTATGACCAGGCACATATTGGTATGGACTACTTGCGCGGGATGATGCCTCCTCCCCCACACACTGAGTTCATTGACGGTAAGAATCTTTGCCGTATCCTTTACCTACAATCCAAGATTGAATTTAAACATGCACAGAAAGCCCAGGCACTTGAGGGCGCGGGATCAGAGGGTAACGTATTTGATGAGGCTGCTAAGATTAAATTTGATGCAGTAGCATCGGCTCGCACCACAACCACATTCACCAAGGGACCAGAGATGTATATATCAACCCCTCTTGGGAAGGGCTGGTTCTACCGTGAGGCGATGGAAGCGAAGGAGCGAATGCATTGGGCAGTCAAGAACTGCAAGCCCGTGGAGTTCGCGTTTATCACGGCTAGGACCATAGACAACCCGTACATTGATAAGGCAGTAGTGGCCGAAGCTCGGCAAACATTACCTGATAGATTGTTCAGGCAATTCTATTTAGCTGAGTTCGTGGATGATGGTTCGGTGTTCCTTGGTATATACGATTGTATTGCAGGGCAGGAGCTTGAGATATATGGAGCAAATCAATACTACATGCCTGATGACGCGCATTTGTATGAGGTGATTATAGGTGTTGACTGGGCGAAACAAGGTGACTTTACAGTGTTTAATGCCTTCTCCATCGGAGGCGGTAAGAAGCCGAAACAGATCGCGGTCCAAAGATTTCACGGCATTAGTTACGTAGATCAAATTAAAGAGCTTTATAAATTCTGTAAAAAGTTTAAGAATGTCAGAATAATACTCCATGATAAAACAGGAGTCGGGGAAGCCCTGGACGATATGATGGCGCAACTACCATTTAACTCAGAGGGTGTTGTATTTACGTCCGTGAGTAAGCCGCACATGGTATCGCAGTTTATGCTGGTTCTAGAGAAGCGAGAGATAGAGTTATTAAATTGGCCAGAGCAGACACGAGAGCTAGAGGCGTACACAGTGTTAACGAATGAGTTAGGGAATGCAAGGTACTCAGCCCCCCAGGGGCTGCATGATGATGTGGTATCATCATTGATATTAGCTAATGTAGCAATTCAAGAGTACGGCACAGACTTCAAGCTCAACTTCTTAGAAGATCTGCCGAAGCAGAAGCAAACCGTAGAATCTTGGTATCGTGATATAATAGATGAAGATGATATAGATCCAGCAACACATTTATTTAGTTAGTTAAAGAGGCACGATTGAATTTTCTGCAACTCAATGAAGACAAGCGCGGTAAGGTGGTGCAGTTTCGTGATCAGATGGTTCTTGCTCGGCAGCTAGACAACTACACAGAAAAAGGCTTGGAGTCATTCAACGGTGCAGAAGAGTCCACAGGTATTTGGGAACAAGAGATAAAGGCTCGCGCCAATAGTCAAGTGTTAAAATCTCTTTTCTACACTGAAGCATGGACCTTTATCATCACTGATTTAATTGCTAATAAGATATCTGCACAACCATTAGAAATAGTTTCACTAGATGTGCAGGATGGTAGGGACGTATTCACTTCTAATGCTGAGCATCCCCTTAACTTAATTATAGATCAGCCTAACCCATGGCAAGATTATCATTCATGGATGTATAACACCGTGGTTGAAGATGTGCAGATGGGCAACGCAATCATATGGTGGGCTAAGAAAGCTGGGCATCTTATTACATTGCCCGCTGATAACATAAGCCTACAGTTTAAAACAAATAGAGAGATTGACTTTTATCAATTGATGTCAACGGAAGAAGGATCAGCTGATAACGCCAATAACATGCAGTTTGATCCCGAATCAATCATACATATCAGGCGTCCCAATCCTAACAGTTTGTTATGGGGACTATCTCCCTATGTCCCTGGTGGGGCGCAGCTTTTATTTAATCGCTATACACAAGATTATCTAAATTCATTTTATCTCAAGCAAGCCCTGCCCGGTCTTTCATTATCCATGGATCGCAACGTAAATGAAGATATAGCACTAAGACAACTACGCACATTTGAGCTTGCCAATACTGGACGCAAAAACATGCGCCGTACATTGATATTACCCAAGGGTGTTACTGCAACGCCACTCACGCATACACTTGCAGATCAGAAGCTCATTGAGATGATAGATAAGAACCGTGAGACTGTTATGGGGCTTCTAAAAGTTCCTCCGCACGAGCTTGGGCTGCAAGATGCAGGTAGCCTTGGATCTGAAGAAGTAAAGATAGCTCTTAGAAATTTCTGGGAGTCTACTTTAATACCAACAATGCGCCGTATAGAAGGTACACTTAATAAGTTCTTTGCCAAGGAACTTGATGAAGGTAACTTCTTCCGTTTCAACTTAACCGGGGTAGAGGCTCTTAAGGATGATCTACTTAAAAAGGCAACAACGGCTAAAGAGATGCTTCAGGCTGGACTCTCCATCAATGAGGTTCGTACTCAAGTGTGGGAAGTGGCTGCTAGTAGTGTCACTGGTTCTGATGATCCTTTCGTGCTTGTGCAGCAGAGTCGCGCTGTCGCGGCACAGCAGACATACAGCTTGCCCACTAAACAACTTGAAGCCCCACGAGTTAAGGTAACAGGAACTAAGAAGGTAGAAGCTTTTAGATCCTTGGCGCTGAAGCAGCTAGATGACCAAGAGGCGGGAACAATACAAACACTATCGCTTAGTGTAATTGATTCACTAATAGCCATGGTTGAGACTGCTGTGCAGGTAATCATGGAGGCTGACAAGAAGGGCAAGAGCCTAAAGGCACTACCTACCAACAGGGAGCTTGCCCGATTACTTAAGCAAGCATTGGCAGACCTAGAAGAAGAATGGTTTCAAAAACAAACAAGTACACTGTCGTCCTCTGTAGACCTTGGGTATGATATGGGGCTTGAGCTAGTATTTGATCAGACCAACAGAAATGAGATCGAAGCACTACGCACCAGGGATGAAGACAAAAGGCGCTTGACTCTTGAAGCTCGTGCGCTTGATTCATTTGCAGAAGTATCCCGCACAACTACTGAAAAGATAATGCGCGAAGTTACAGAAGGCTCTAAGCAGGGTCTTTCCCTAGATGATGTTGTAAGTAACATTTTATCAAAAGTAGCTGATCCAGAAATAACAGCAGGAAGGGCAAACACAATAGCCCGCACAGAGACTCTTATTGCTGTGTCCATCGGTCAGAATGCAGCAATGCAGAATGCTAAGGCTGTAATACCTGGGCTAAAGAAAGCTTGGCTCACTGTCGGGGACAATAGAGTTCGGGATTCTCATGCAGCAGTAGATGGAGATTTGATCGATCCCGATGATTCATTCAGTAATGGGTTACGATACCCACGAGATATAAAATCGAATGATCCAAGCGAAGTTATCAACTGCCGTTGTACTTTGATATTGGTGCCCCCGAACGAAAACTTAGAGCTTTGAGAGGTTTTGAATGAAGCGCATTAAAAAGAATACCAAGCAGTTAAAGCATGTCTCTATGGATTTCAGTCTTAAGAGCATCAAAGAGAATGACAGTGAGATCACTATTCGGGGGCTTGCTAATGCAAATGTTGTTGACCGTGGTAAGGAGAAGATTGCAACCGATGCATGGCAACTTGACAACTTCAAAAAGAATCCTGTGATATTATTAAATCATGGGTTTGACATTATGGGGGGCTTGCCCATTGGAAAAGCTACTGCGATTAAACCTACCGAGAATGGGTTAGAGATTGAAGCGCAGATATCTAAGTCCAATAACGGTGCGATCCCCATGATCCGAGACTTGATTACTGACGGTTATCTGTCAACATTTTCTGTTGGCTTTGACTTGATCGAAGGTAAAGACATGGAAGAAGATGGTAAATCTTTCTTCCTAATTACTAAAGCGGAATTGTTTGAGGTATCCGTGGTTGGTGTTCCTATGAACCAAGACTCTACGTTTAACGTAACTCAAAAGGATCTAAGCTCCTTGTCTAAGACTCAGATTGAAGCTAAGCTCTTACGCCAAAAGAACTGTCATATACAAGCCAACATCATGGACATGTTATCCGAGCAGACGGATACATTGGATGATTTTATCAAGAGCATGGTTCGCCGCACCAAGATGACTAAGGACGAGCTACATAATATTATGGTTGGCAAGTCTGCTGTTACTGGATTGTTCCTAAAGAAAGCCGAAGCATTTTTAGATTGCTCCCCCTTGGAATTGCAACAGGGCAATCAAGACCTGGAGTTCCTGCAAGCAGCTATCAAGAGAATTGAGGACGGTGCAGATCCTAAAGAATCTATTAAAGAGCTTCATGCAGTATGGCACAAGGCACATAATCCTTGTCACGAAGATGATAAGAAGGATTCACATACAGAAGAAGATGATGCTGAAGAAGACAAGGCTATAAAGTTTGCCACTGGGGAAACAGAAGATCACACTCATTCATACTCGGCAGGGGATAAAGCTACCGGGGAATCGAACGGGCACACACATGCAATCGCAGAAGATGGTTCAATTGGTGAAGCTGATGGGCATACACATGCAGCAGATCCCACGGCGAAGGGCGAAGATGCTGCTAGTACCGAAGATGACAGTACCGATGATAGTTCTGAAGGTAACGCCGAATCTGATAAGTTGAAAGACTTTCAAGAGTGCGTTAACGGAAAGATACCTACCCTCATGGACGAGGGCATGGAGCAAGATCAAGCGGTAGCAGCTGCTATTGAAAGCTGTGCGAGCGAGAAGTCTTGTGACATTGGAGCATTTAAAAATTCTGCTTATGCTAAATGCTTCGAAGCGGCTAAAGCTTACGGAGAAGTAGGGGAGTGGAGTGATGTAGATCTATCCGAGATTAAGCAAGCCTTAGCCGAAGGTGAGACAGGTGACACTACCCCAATCGATACCGAGCAACTTGAAAAAGACGGTATTACCGATCCACATCTTATGGCGGCGCAGCAAACAAATGTGCTTCTTGGTACAATGATTAATAAGTTCGACTCATTGTTGAGTGCCATGGCTCAGCAGCTTGCACTAGACAATACAGAAGAAGACGCAGAAGAAGACGCAGAAGAAGATACTGCGACGGATGAAGAGAAAGAGAAGAGTAAAAAGCTTGCTCTTCGAAAGAGAATTGCACTTGCAAGAATGAAGCAGCTTCAATTGCAAGAGCGAGTTAATGCACTAAGTATAGGGTAATAGTTACTCTATGTTTATAGGTCAGTCCTTGATAACCATATTTTTGAATGGAGGCTTCCATGACTCTGGAAGAACTTGAAAGGAAAAATGCCGAGCTTGAGAAGCGAATCAAGGCGGCAGAAGGAAAGCAGAAAGAGGCAGACGATGCAAGAGCGCATATCATTGCATCACAAGGGGCGGTTGGCGGTCACGGTGTCGGAGGAAGCGACGAAGTAAAAGCTTTGCGCTATTTCGGTGTCGGACATGTTAAGCAACTCTTAACTGTCAACACAGGCGATCCAATGTACAAGCATGTTCCAGCGGAACTAAAGTATCTTGTGCGGGATCTAAAGAAATCATTTGATATCTCTCGAATGATCCAGCAAACAATTGGTGGGGAAGCACTTGATCGTGGTCCTGTCGGCGCTGACAATTTTGTTGGTGCTAGTGTTAAAGGTGTTTTAGATGGCAGCTATTATGCCAAGCATGTATTGGCTCCTAAGTTGAAGGCGTTTGGCTCAACTGTTGGTGGCGCTGGTGACGAGTGGGTTCCTACTATTGTTGCTAGTCAGTACATTGAAGAATTTGAGCTTGAGCGTCAAGTCATGGCTCAATTCCGCCAAATCAATATGCCTTCAAGCCCGTTTGATGTGCCTATTCAAACAGACTTGACTGTTGCGCGGCGTCAACCTGAAAGCTGTGATCCAGCTGACAATGTTGCATCTGCAAACTTTGGTACTGGTAAGATCACACTGGAAGCTAAGAAACTCGTAGAGTTCATGTGCTTACCTGAAGAACTTAACGAAGATTCCGCTCCTGATATTTTAGCTCTTGTGCGATCAGAAGTAACTGAAGCACAACAACGAGCATTCGAGCGAGCAATTCTTGATGGCGATACTACTGGTCCTCATATGGATACAGACGTTACTGGGTCTGTTGATGCCCGCACAACTTGGAAAGGCTTGCGAAAGCTTGCTCTTGAAAATTCTGCGAATGGTTCAACTGTTGACTTTGGCGCTGTTGCAGCTACCGTTGTTAAGTTGCGCGATATGCGCCAAGCAATGGCTAAGTTTGGCGTATCTGAGTCAAACTTATCCTTCTTGGTTAATAGCCGTGGATATCACCAATTGCGTAGCGTACCAGAAGTAACCACTGTTGAGAAGTTTGGTCCTATGGCAACTATCTTGCGCGGTGCATTAGCTGGTATCGATGGGGTTCCTATCTTTATCTCTGAGTGGATTCGTGATGACTTGGATGAGAACGGCGTTAATAGCGCAACTCCAGCCAACAACACTCATACCGTTATTCACTTGATTAACCGATCACGTTTCATGTGGGGTGTTCGTCGCCCTATTCGTGTACGGGCGGTTACTGATATGACACCTCCAGGGGATCGCTGGTTAGTGGCATCTTGGTGGAGAGGCGACTTCAAAGGGCATGTACAAAATGCTACCGAAGTTTCTTCTGTTCTAGGTATCCAAGTGGGTGCATAGGTTTATTTGATCTTCAGATGGGGGGCGAGTCGGAGGAGATATCTTCCTCGCCCCTTTTATTCTACAAAGGGTTTATCTTTTGACCTTAGTTCTACCCATGATCCAGATAAGTATGGGCGAAACAGCTTGTGGTTTCGGGGTACAGTCTAGAGTAGCGGGTACATATTCTAGGGCGTTAACTATAACAAATGGGTGTGCTCTAAAGTCTTCCCTATTTATATCTGCTATCGATCCAGGCGCTACCATCACAGCAACTTACTCTGATACTACTACCGGAAATAATTATGGTGAGAGTATTGTACTAGGTGTGCATGGTCCATTTGATGATACTACTATTCTTCCATTTACAAGCCAAAAAATTATAACTGGGTATCATAACAAGCCAATAGTTGACATTGTTATTACGGGTGGGAGTGTTACTTTTGGCTTATATTTAACAATATGCCCGGCTGGGTTCACGTTTGAAGATGGAATTTTATTAGTAAAATCACCAGACACACAAACTAACGTAGTTGTTTCTCCCCCTACTATAAAATGGATACGAATAGTTGCAGCTGATACGGAGCAATCTTATGCTCTGCCAGCTAACACCAAGAGATTTCAAATAATAAATAGATCCAATAAGACTGTACGCTTTGCCTATGAGACAGGCAAGGCGTCCGAGCAAGCCCCTATCACGGATAATGAATATTGGCCGCTAGATCCATTTACCACATATGGTGAGGAGGAACTTACCGGACCTATTACCTTTTATTTCGAGGGACCAAACGCAGCCCTGGATTTGGTGGTAAAATCATGGCAGAGCTAAAACTTTTAACTAAAGTCCAAAACAGGCTGTCCGATAATTATGCTTGTTCGTTTAACTTAACTAAAAGAGGATACAAAAATGAGCGTAACTAACAGGTTAGTATTCGATCCCACGGATTCAGATAGCGTAGCAGCTAGTTCTAGCATTGGGTCATTTACTCGTGCGGGTGATGATGGTGCTTTGATTGGTAGCCAAGTCGCAAACGCTGAGAACTGGCTAAATACCACAAGCATCCTATATCAATCTGATGGTACTACCCCAGTAGATGCTACAAACCCATTAAGCGTAACGCTTGATGCAACAACTGTAAGCGTAGGCTTTTCAGCATTCAACACAATTGAAAACATCGCAACTCCTGTATCAACAACTGCTATTGCAATTGCTGCTGTGCAGTCTGGACGCCAAGAATTGTGGCTGTCTAACGAAGGCAATAAATCCCTTTACTGGGGTAAGACTGGTGTAACAGCTGCTAACGGTTTCCCATTGCATCCAGGTATGCAACACCAAGCCCGTATTGGTGATGCTGCTGGGGCTCAAGTAATCGGTGGAACAGGAGCTTCTACCGAAGATCTTAGAACTATGCAACTTGCTGCGTAATTAATTGGGGGGTGTAACAGCCCCCCTCTTTTAAAGGGTACTCATGGACGAAGCTACTGAAAAAGAAGAACAGATTAGACTTGAGAATATACTAACATTCACGGCTAATGAAGTTAACAAAGTAGCAGACTTTATAAATGAAATGTTTACTAAAGCAACATTCAATAACTTGCAGGGTAGAGATATCCAACGAATAAATAATATGTTCAACGAGATGAGCTTCCATAAGAAGAAGTTGGATAGCCATATATTCGAGCTTACAAAGATCATGCAGTCTCCTAATAAAGAGGGGGCTGAGTAATGCCTATTGGTGCATATGACGGCGACGACATAGTTGTAAAAGGCGCGATTGATAAAGATACGCCTGGGACAAGCAATGTCATCACGTACACAGAAGACGGCGACCGTAGGCGTTTAAATGTTGACGCCAAAATCATTGGCAACATACCAGTGACATCGGCAGTCATGTGTTACTCATCCAAAAAAACATTTGATTTAGATGACACTGACGTTGCGCTAACTGGTACTTTAACAGATCAATATTCATATTCAGGAACAGGTAAACTAATTGGCTTCATGATGGGGTTTGATAAAAAAGATTCTGAAGTTCAACTCTTAGTAGATAGTGACGAAGTTTTTAAAATAGAAGCTGGCTATCTTGACAAATTCAACCCAGTTTCGGGCGGCATGAATGCACCGGATATGCTTGGCATATACTTTGAACCAAACAACAAAACTATCATATACTACCCACGTTATCCAATTTGTTTTGAAACTGATGTTAAGATCAGAGCGAGAACAACTTCTGGAAACGTGACAAGAA